GAACAGTGCTTCCAAGGCGTCGGCTTCTTCGCTGGCTCGTTCGTTGTTTGAGATCCACTCACGATAGTACTCGCGCGTGACTTTCTCCTCAGAGTGACCCATGAGATCGGTGATGCGCCCGATCGAGAAGTCGGCGTTAAACAGCATGCTCGCATAGAAGTGCCTGAGATCGTGCCAGGTGAGCAGGGTGATGCCACAATGCGCAGCGGCCTCGGCCTTGGTGTCGAACTCGGCGGCATCGGTCCTGGTCGAACCCTTCGAGACACCATGCTGGCCTGAGCGCAGGTGCGCCAGATCTTCATCACTGATGTCGGCAGAGATCGGCGTCACAGAATATTTCTTCGACTGCTTCCCACTGACCGTCAGCAGGTAACCGTTCTTCGCGAACTGAGCGCGATCCCAGGCGTTGGAAAATTGCTGGTGAGACCGGCCACCGAAAATCAAACGCTCGCTATTCACGACGGCTTGATCAACACTCCATTGATTGTGCTGCCGGGCAGCATCACCGTGCTGAGACTCACCGCGCAGCCGGAGTTCGTTCAGCCAGCGGCTTGAGATGCTGACATTCCTCACCTTCTCATGCTTCGGCAGGCCGATGACGTAGGTGCTCTGATCGACATGCTTCCATGCGCGATCGACGGTGACTTCGTTCTGCCCGACTGAAGGCAGACGGTCGAGAGACAGCGCCATCATCTCTGATGCGCGAAGACCCATCCGCGAGGCGATGACGATCGGCAGCTCTGCGTCGGCGTCGAGGCGACGGACCCAATGCAGGTAGCTGTCGAACTGCTGGCTCAAAGTCTCGAAGACTTCACGCTTGACGGCCTTGCGAGCGGAACGATCGGACTTCGGACCCTTGATGCCATCTGTGGGGTTATAGGTGATCCACTTCCGGCGGACTGCCAGGCGGAGTGCTTGTTTGATCTGCGACCAGATTTCACTCTGGGTCCGAGAGCCGACAGGGCGATCGCGAATCTCAGACATCAACTTGTCTTCAATGAGATCGCCATCGATGTAGCTGAGTTTGATGTTCGACAGTGAGACGCCATCGATCTTGATTTCGGGGATGTGTGTCTCGATCATCGACCGCAACTTCCGGTAATGAGCCACGGTGCCATCGCCGTTCGCGGCGCGGCCATCGAAGCTGGCGAGCAGGGCGTTGATCGCATCGCCGAAGGTCTGGTCGCGGCTGGAGACACCGCCGTAATTCTCGACCTGGTTGACCAGCTCAGCCATGTAGGCCTCGGCGTCTGCCTTCTTCGTGAACGGCTTGCCTTCAGCGTTCTTACGAATGTGGCGTGACGGGAATCCGGGCTTCCCAGATTGCTGCTCTAATTTGCAATCAATCCTCCAGCGCTTCAGGCCGCGATCGTTCGTTCTTTTACTTTTGTCAGGCGCAACGTGCATGTCTGGATCTCCCTTATTCGGCGACAACGTGTCACCGTTAGAGATCATATAGGCACTAAATCTGAAGGGTCAAGGTACGCCAGAGGTACGCCAAGCCCTTTTTAAAGCACTGCGGGGTCCAACGAAAAACGCTGAACCCCGCAGTTTAACTGGCTCCCCGGGCCGGACTCGAACCAGCGACATGGTGGTTAACAGGCTGAAAAATAGATGTTTTCTCCGTACTTCTCGTGGAGAAAGTCGCAGTTATCCGCCATTTTGTGGAGACGCTCACCACGCGCTGAACGTGCTGGCATGAGATGCAGGTACGCCAGAGGTACGCCAACCCATGTCACCGGGGGGTGACAAATCAGTTGACCACTTCAGCCGTTCCCTCGATGAGTAGCGGATCGTGGAGCTCCTGCGCCACCTCCTCGCTGCCACCTGAGTTGGTCATCCAGGTCAGGGTGATCGAACCATCACCACCCTGCGCGACTTGGGCGATACCCCGTTCGCCGAATTGTTTCGGGTAGAGTTTTGAGCTCAGCCACCTGACGTGCTGGGCGTAGTCTCTCATGGCCGAGACCTGCTCTTTCGTCCACGAGTTATCGCCGTCGATCACGGCCTGGTATCGAGCGAGGACATCATCGTTGAGCCGGGACACTCCCCGGGTCTGAGCGTTACGAAATCTTTCATCGAGCTCAGGGTCTTTATCCCTCCAATGGGTGATGGTCTTGCGAGGCACATTGCTGACGCGGCAAGCCTGTGAGTACGAGAGGCCATCATGCATCAGCTCGACAAGCTGGTCTTCGAGCTCAGGCGTGCGCCGATTATAAATGCGTTTTTTGGTCACTTCTTTTTCTTCTTCGGCTTCTTGGGTTTCTTCTTCATGGATGCAGGCTTCTTCGCATAGCCGACGATCTTGGGCATCGCTTACTCCTTTGGTAAACCGACGCTGTATCCAACGCCGCGTTGATAGGTCAAAACTTCCAACCGGTTGTCCTCAGCTTTTGAAATATGAACCCATCCCGAATCGGGTCTGCCATCCCAGCATTCGAGAATGAGTTGATCGAAATTGAGATTGTCCTGGCACCACCGAGCGAGCTCCAGATTCGAGACGCCTGGCAGCTCGATGTCTACAGCTTCACCCTTGCAGTGCTGGCTCGTGCGGCTACCACCGATCCGATCGTTTAGCTCCTCGCATCGGAACCCGGAGGAGGGTGCAAACGGCACATCAAACGTCACGCGGATTGGTTCGAGGATTTCTGCTGCAATTTTTTTCAGACAGATCATCTGATCGCTGTCAGGCGAGTTATCAATGCCACAACGCTCTGCCGTCTGCGACCTGGTGAACTCACGCAAAGTGAAATGCTCGGAGAGATTCATTTTGTGTGCTTCATGTTCTCTCTTGCCACGCCACGCCACTTTTCTGCCGAGCGCATGCCACCCAGCCCCAGCAGTGACATCGTCAACGGGAACAAGCCTTCAGCGGGGATTGATGGAATCGGTGTGCCAGGTGCCCAGAGCGTGACCCCCCAGATCACGATCGGCTGCAGCAGGAATTGCCAACCCAATGCAATCGCGCAGATCCACATGATTGCAGGTCTAGCCCCCGCCACGAAGATACTGGGATGCTTGGCTTGCTCGATGTTGGCTTGGCTTTGCGCCAGCATGCCAGCAGCCTCTGCCTGAACAAGCGCCTTCTCCATCTCGACCTTTGCCTTAGCTTGCAAATTCTTATCTGGCACCAGGCGATCGATAACTGTGCTTGCCACCGGCAGGATTGAGCTAATCAATGCGCTAATCATCTCAGTCTCCGTTCCTTCCGATCTCTCTCAATTGCTCTTCCAGTTCATCCCTGCGCTCACTGCGCGTGCGCGGCCTCTCCTTCTTGGGATCGATCCCCCAGATCGTCCTTGCGACCTGGTCGTGCGCGTTGAGTTCCTCACCCAGCAAACGGGTGCGGTCCACCAGGCGGATCAGGATGGTTTTGACTTCGGTGATCTGTTGAGAAATATCCCGCTGCTCTTCATCGATCTCTGCAGCGATCTCGGTGAGCTGGCGGGTGAGGTCTGTGGAGAATTTAGTGAGCAGCCATCGAATGATGTACCAGAGCGCGTATGCCGCGACGGCAGCAGTCAGCAGTGGAATGCCGACCTGCTCGACGAGCTTGATGAACTGCGTTATCGACACTTGTGATCATCTCAGCACGAGAGAAATCAACAGTAGAAGGATCGCCCCCGTCGATGTCAGCAGGATACGCTCGACGCGCTTGAGGCGTGAGTTCTGCTGGCGGGTTTCGGAGCTGCAGGACACCACATGCTCACGGACCTGCAGCATCAGTTCATCGATGCGCTGGTGCGCGGATGCGACCGTCCTGCGATCAGGCGTCATCTAAGCAATCATCAAAATACAAGGTACGGCGAAAGATCCGTCCTCATATTCATGAATTCTGGTGCTGGCAGTCACTCTGGCAATCGTCTTTGATCTCACTACATCATCATCTTGAATTTTAGCTGTTCCATCTCCTGCTGATTCCAGAAGATCGCCAACCTCTCCATCGAAATCACTTCCGACACGAATTACATAATCGCCCGACTGCGCGATCACGAGATCGTTATAATTTTTCTCTTCTTCTGTATCGGATTCATACTTCTCGAAAACACCCAAGACAGCTTTGTCCGATTCCGCATCAGAGATTTTACAACGAGTAAGCTGGTTATTTTCCTTCAAGGATATCGTTCGCGTGTCGCCTTCCTCGTCCTCATAAGAGTCGCCATCTGCCAGCCCCAAACTAAGTTTCATCGAGCTTATTTTCTCACGCGGCACGACTACGCCGCCCTTTACCAGCGTGGTGTCTGTCCATGATTCCATCCACCACTGACACATCTCATCGATGCCTGACATCACAGTCCCGAGAGGAATTTCTGTTTTGGCGTTATTAGCAAGCTGCGACCATCTCGAAAGATGAGCGCCGTTATATGATACAGTCGTTCCGCTGACGGAAATGGTTCCCTCAGTGCTGTTCGCCTGTTGGATTTCAATAATCGTGCCGTCATTGCTTTGACGATTGAGAAGTAAAGGATGTGAGGAGAGGCTAGTGCCGTAAGCATTACTCTGTGTGCTCGGCGTGCCTGCGAAATCCCACCCCGCTGTGCCTACGTCTCCTTCCGAAGTTTTACCGAATAGTATTCGATTCCCCAGCCCGGCTCCGTCGTCTGTGAACGAGGCGGAGAACACTCCATCGACGGTGATCCTCATGTCTGGCGAAACAAAATATAGACCGGTGTCAGCGCTGTCGTTCCAAGTGTAAGATGGAGCATCGACAGCGCCAGCGTCCTGCATTCTGATCGAATTATCTTGAATTCTCATCTGCAAAGCACCGGCAGCGGCAATGCCAAGCTGACCCGCATTAACGATGTAAACCCCCGTATCCGTGTCTGAGGTAAACCCGATTGATGGCGCACCGGCGCTCCCGTCTGGAATGTTGAGGACAGAACCGTCGAACGTCAGATTTGCTTCGCCGTTGATACCGCCGGACCCATCTGCTGTCACAACACGGTTGTTCGCGTCATTGCTCAGAGACGCACCACCAGAGGCCCCTGTCTCCCAGGTCAGGACTCCAGCATCAGTCGATTGCAGGATTTTGTTTGAGGCAGGGAACGCAGCGGGCAGGGTGTAAACGCTGTCAGAGCAGGCATCAGGAGCTTTGAGGCCAACATAGTTGTTGCCCCCAGCGGCCAGCTCCATGAATCGGAGTTCCGTCGTGTTACCGGAAGAAGTACCGTGAGGAGCGAGAGAGAGGCCATTCGCGGCAACCACGCGAGTGGTGTCGGTACCATCCTCGTCGTATTCGATCGTCAGGTCAGGCCCAGCTCCAAATGACAGCGACATGTCATCGGCGATCTTGACGCCAGCGTTAAAGCTGGCTTCGCCAGCCGCAGACATATCGAGGGTGAGCGCCGTGATCACAGAGGCATCATCGAGACCTTTTAAAAGAATGTCTTTATCACTGACCTTTGACTCGATCACCAGGTCGGAGCTGGAGTTGGTGAGCGACCCGAAATGCGTCCCGCCCGCCTTCAGGGTGATGTCATTACCAGCCGCGTCAAGATTGATGTCAGCGACACTATCAAGCGTGATGTCTCCAGAGTTCGTGCTTTGAACTGTGACGCCCGTATGTCCGTCGATGGTTGTGGTCGAAGCCTGACTGTCCACCACCACAGCGCCTGAGCTGGTCTCGAAGCTGGCCGCTGCATCGCCGGTCGCGAGATCGTCGGCTGCAACTGAGGCCGAGACGTAGCTGTTAATCTGGCTCGCGTTCACATACTTGGTCGCGCCCGCATCATCGATGAGAAATTTATCCGTGTTTGCTATCGTTATCGACGTACCATCTGTCGCGCCATCCACCTGGACTGCCGCGCCGGAAACCTTATCTGCCGTTGAGATAGTCGCGAGCTTTGAGTCCGCTATTGCGGCTGAGGCATTTACGTCGGAATTTACGATCACCCCACTCGCAATCGAGGCAACGCCAGCAGCCGTGATAGCAATGTCTCCGGAGACAGCCTTGTTCTCCCAACGTGTGTCGGCGTTGTCATAGATTAAAACATGCGCGTCGGCGACGCTGGTGATCACAGTGTCGTCCAAAGGGCCATCGGTGACCGTCAACTCATCTCCATCGCTGTCAAACGCCAGGAATTTCGATGCACGAGCTGCCGCCGGTTCCTTGAATTCAGGCGTCGTGAGATCGGTGACCGTCTTCGAGACCTTGAGCGAGCGATCTAATGTCTCCTGCTGGTCCTGGACGATCATTGCCAACCGATCGAGCGCTTCCTCATGTGTCTCGGCAGGGAAGGCATCATTAGCTGTATAATCTGTGAGCTGCGTTTGAGGTACGACGCGCAATATGATGAGCTGCAGTGTGTCAGCAGGAGCGCTGGTCATGGTGACCGTCCCGCCGCCAGCATCGCCGACGCCACTGACCGAGTAGTGCGTGCCTTCGGTTTGAAGGGTCTCCGTATAGGGAGACGCAATCAGCCGCGTGTAGACCTTGAGATCGGTAGACGCGAGAATCTTGAAGTTATAGGCGAAAGCAGTCGTCGAGCCGTCGCCGGTAAAGGTTCGTTTATTCGTGCTGGTGGTGACGGTCATCGCGATTCTCCTAGCGGCGGTCTAAGGCTGTGGCGTATTCGCTCTTGTATAAGTTGTCTGTTTTGCTTGTCGGTTTGGCTGAAATTTTCGCCAAGGAAAGGATGTCTCTTGAGGTCGTAGACAGCCCTGTCCCGTGCTCTTTTGATCTGTTCCTGCAGGTCGGCTTTGGCCCTTTTGTTTACTTCGGCGCTCGCCCGCTGCGGCAAACCGATCTCACGCTTCCGTTGGTATCCAGATGAATTGAACTTGCGAGTCATATATTCGGCTGCGTACTTACCGGCACGCTCTTGAAAGAACTCGTATTCCTCCGGCGTAAATGGAAAGCCTGCGTATTCTCGCGGATGATGCGTCTCCCTGATCTTCAGACGCAGCATCTCTTCATCGAGGACATTGGGCTCATGCGTCGATCGGTAAATAGGTGAGATAATGTCAGGACCGAGTGCGCCCTGATTGGCGACCTTGCGGCCCCAGAAGTCGCGCATGGCCGGAGCATTACCCCAGCCAGGAATCTGCTCTTTGATCTCATCCAGGCGATCCTTGATGAAGGCCCATTCCTCATACCGTTCAAGCACGCTGTTGAAGCGCTTCTGCTGATCGATGTTGAGCTCTGACAGCTCCTGCGGCAGTGGAATGTTTTCAAGCGACCGGACACGTTCATCCATGAAGAATGCTTGTCCCCCCTGCCGAACGACGGCAGGAACAACACTGCGCGTGAAGCCGCTGATCACGTTGCCCGCATAGCGCCCAGGCTCGCTCATGGCGTCGATCACCCGCGAGAAGCCTTCCATGAAGGTCTTGTTCGTCATGTTCTTGCTGAAAGCGAAAACGATCGCCCCGCCGATTTCATCCCAGTCGTCCTGGTCAGCAAGGCCGAGCTGAGCCATTTCAACCATGTCTGCAGTGATGCCGATGATCGTCGAGTACGGCTCGCCGCCCGCATAGCTGTAATATTCGCCATCGACCTTGATCGAGTAGGGTCGCCAGCCTTGATCTATGTACCGTGCGCGCAGTCCAGGGTCTTTCGGGCCACCGCCAGTGATGTACCCACTCGCAGCCATAAAGCCGACAGTTGCCGCTGCCGTTGAACCCAGTGCCTTACGCGCTCGCGCTCGGTCCATCCTGGCTGGGTCGCCGCTGGTCATCGCATTTTTGTGGTTCTCAGTGAACCGCGCAAGTGGCGTGTGCTCGAACGCAAACGAAAAAGCGTTGTACGGTGTGGTGACAAACGGCATGAACCAGCGCATGAAGCCCACGCGCGCCGCGCCCTGTACAACTTTGCCTAACTTGGTTTCCAGCGGTTGCTGCAACGTCACGAGACGTGCCAGGTCGTCTGCTTCCTTGACCGCATTCGCAGGAGGATTGCTGACAAACTCCGCGATGAACGTCGCCGCATCGTCGTTAGACAGATTCTGCTCCTTCGCCGCACGATAGGCCTGCTGATATAAAGAGCCGCGTTGTGTGACGACTTTCCAGAACGTGTCTTCAAATTGAAGCGCTCTGGTCGGCACGCGCCCCAATGTCAGGAATGAGCCAATCGCATCCACAGCGGGTGCAAAGATGCCGCCATACTCGAAAGCCTCGGAACTGAATGCAGGCGCGCGACCCTGTCGCGGACTAGCGGTGTCCTGCAATTTTGTTCCGGCGATCGGAATTTCACCTGTCCGATATGACTTGCCAGCAGAACTAAAAGCCTCACGGATTGCCATGAGCTGACCGAAGGCCTGAGCACGCACCTCGCCGAACGTCACGCCGCCTTCACCGCCAAAGCCTCGACGGACAGAACCAATCCCTGCCGCCATAAGATTGACGGGTATCTCACCAAAGGTTGCGAGACCGGCTGATACAAAATTCTTTGTATGCGTAATCGGTCCTGAGAGC